TTAGACATTAACCCAATTATTTCCGCGATCATCCTGATATTTTGCCGTCATTTCCGCTGTCTTATGCCCCAGTAATCGCTGGGCAAAATCGCCCTCCTTTTCCTTCGAGTATAGTCTTGCGGAAAGGCTCCGCAACTCATGGAAAGAGGGCGGCCTAGTCCATGAAAGGCCGGAGTCTTTGCGTGCTTTGGTAAACCCCATCGAGATCGTGCTTGGAGAAAGGGCGCTCCGTAAGTGGCTGGCCAGAACGGTTTCGCATTCACCAAAAGCGACCTTGCACCGGGATAGCACTGCATCAAGTTTTAATCCGGCGGAAACCAGCTCGAGATCAACGGGAATGGCCAGTCTCGCGTTCGTTTTCTGCTGTGTGATCCAAACGCGACCATCATGAATATCAGACCATTTTAGGCTGCTGATATCGCTTACTCGCTGACCGGTAACCAATGCCAAATCCATGCTTAACCCAACCCATTCAGCCTGGGAATTTGCGGCATCGCGGATTCGTAGATAATCGTCAAGATTAAGCCGTTCACGCTGAACCTCTGCTTTAGGGTTGCGGGTAGCATCAACGGGGTTTGTTTGAATGTGCCCGTCGGCGATCGCCTCTTTGAAAATATCAACTAGAGATGCGCGCAATGATTTAGCACGCATATTTTTGCCCTGCTTAACGTATTCGTTGACGAAATCGGCAATGTCCTTTGTGGTGATCACGTCGATCTCTATGTCGGCAAAACCTCGTTCTATGGCCTTAATTCTGTTGCGATAATCCTCAAGGGTTTTGGCTTTGAGACCACGGGCAGCCACGATTTCATCGTATCTCGAAAGCCAGGCATGAAAGGTAATGCATGATTTTCCATTGATTCGATCAACCAGTCTTACCGCTGAATCCATCAACTGCAGATTGGCCTCAATAGCCTGGTTTATCGCATCACGCTTTACACGGCCAAGGCCATATTCTTTACCAGTTCTTGGATCGCGATAGCAATAATATCCACCGTTACGGGCGTATAGGTTTGGTGGCAGGTCGCGCCGCGCGTGGTTTCGATTCCGGGCCATTCTTAATTCTCGTCAGTAGCGTATTCATTGGCGGGCGTTGTGCCTTAAGGTCAATTTTTACCGCCCGTTCATCAAAAAGGTATTCCCGGCCATCCAGCACCGGGGCCGGGTAGATTTTCCCGGCGCGGATCCAGCGGCGAACGGTTTCATGGCTGCGCGGACGCGGGAGCCGCTTATTCCACTCCCCTAGGGTTAATTTGTTGGACATGGTCTTTCCTCGGTTTCAGCAATTGGGCGATTGCGTCGTCGGTCACACGACACGCCCGGGTGATATCGTCATCGCTCAGCGTCGCTTTTCTGACGCTGGCAGACAGCCGGCCGATCTTGATATCGAAATCAGAGAGTAGGCGGGCGCCTGGTTGCCATGGTTGCATTGCTGTTCCCCGTTGTGTGGTTTCCAACAATGCAAACATGGCGGTGGTGGTTATTTCTGATTTGGCGTAATCGGTTTTTTAAACGCCTGTTTCTCGCGCTTAAACCGCTCGGTGTTCGGGAAGTCAAACACCAGCTCGCTGCGGCTTTCGACCCAGATAGTGCCGGTTGTGCCGTCGGAAAACTGCACGCGCACGGCATCGCCTTTGGCCAGGTACATTCTCAGCATGGGAGATCCTCAGTATTGGCCCCGTCGCCGGGGCCGGGTGATTACCGTACCTGCAGCGTTGGTTCGCCGATTTCAATATGCGCGCCTTTGACTTCCACGCCGTTCTCGATTGCCTCTTTGATGGCTTTCTTGTCCGGCGTCACCACCGTTTGCACCGTCACCAGTTCATCTGGCAGCAGGTCGGCATTGTCGACCACTACGCCGGCAGAGCCTTTGCGCGCCGTGAACGTGTTCACCGTGGTTTTTATTGAACCCTGTCCGCTGGCCAGCAGGCACGCCAGCACGTACTTACGGATCGACTTGGCGCGGTTCTCGAATGATTTTTTGCGGTCTGTCAGGCGTTTGATTTCCGCTGCCAGCGTGTCGGCTTGCCCCTCGATATTGCGAACGTGGATAAACGCCGCGTCCAGTTTGTCGCCGAGCGCCCCCTCGATACCCTCCAGCGTGTCGGCGATCATCTCCGGCGTCAGATCGTCGGAGGTTTCGATCAGCTCCTGAAACTTGGCGTAATCAGCTGCTAATGCAATGGCGTTAATGCTCATGATGCTTTCTCCTCGGTCAATGCGGCGATGCGTTCATCTTTCAGGGCGGTCAGTCGGCGCAGTCGGCCGGCCAGGTATTGGGCAAACTCTTTATCGCCTTTGCCGTCGGCGGTCTTGCGATGGGCTTCAATCTCACGGGCGACAGAACCGTGAACCTTGGTCACTTCATTCGCAGTAACCGCGCCTTTGAGTGTCTCGGCCACTTTCGCCAGATGCTCGTCCAGCTCTTCACGCATACGGGTTACGCCTTCGGCTTTCTCGCTGGCGTTTTTGAGCGCGAATTCTGCATCGTTCTCCTGCCGGTAGGTCAGATCGTCGTACAGGCCGAGGAACACGTCGGCGGAGAAGCCGAGTTGTGACAGGGCTTTTTTGGTGGCGTCTGTGAGAGACTTTTTCGGGGCTTCACCGTCGCTGAGTGGCCCGTTTTTGCTCTTGTAAACGTATGGCGTGCAGCCATAAGCGATCACCTCGCCAGTCTTACCGCTGTGCTTGTACCACAGGCGGATTTTCACGGTGTGGTTTACCTCACACAGATAACCGCCGGCGCCGTTCGGAATGATCTCTTGAATAAAGCTCCCGTCCTGCTGCTTCACCGGTCGCATGATTGGAGCGCCGTTATCGAAACGCTCTTCGATGATTTCTACGCCCCAGCTAATGCCCTGCGGCCCGAATACTTTGGTGGCCTGCATCACCATGTAGGTGCCGTTGATCGATGTGCCGCCGCCGTTATTGCTGAATGCCTTGGTAAACTTGGCGTCGGTCTTATAAACGCGGTTCCAAATGCCGAGGTTGTCGCCATCCTCTGCCGATTGCTCAGCGATAACCAGCTCAACCTGCGCGGCGCGCTGCTGGAAATCATCGGCTTTCAGCTGCTGCGCCAGCGCTTCGGCACGGTTGGCGTTTTCTTCCGCCTGCTGCAGTTGCGGGGATTTCTCCACTGGCGCGTTGGCGTAAACGCCATAGCCCATCTGATCCAGTTGCTGCTTGGCCTGCGCCGATGCTGCGTCGGTAACATGCTGCTGCGCCACTTCCGTTTTTTCACCCTGATTTGTGGCGGCAGATTGCGCCGTGTCTGGATCCGCATGCTGCTGCTCACCGCTGCCGATCAGACCTTCGATAGAGAAGCGGCCGCCTCCGAGATTTTCCACTGATACCGGTGGTGGGTTCTTGCCGTAGGATTCCAGCTCTGGGCATGCAGTGTGACCAGCAAGACGGGATTTCACAAAGTGCAGGCGTTCTGCATCGTCGCTGATCAGCTTGAGGTTTTTCAGACCGTCGGAAATGATGCCGTGGCGCAGATCGGTTTCGACGTTGAGAATGCCGACGATCACCCGCAGCGTTTTGTCCCACGCGCGCCAGGCGTTATCGCGGTTCGCGATAATCTCTTTCGCGTTCTTCACGTCAGCCGCTTTTGCATCCGCAGGATTAACGCCCATGATCGACAGTGCGGTGTGCATGCTCAGGGTGTTGTAGTCGGCCGCGCCGCCGGTATTGTCGGTGCTGGTGCTGGTGCTGGTGCTGGTGCTGGTGCTGGTTTGAGTAAGGTTTTCGCGATCGCGTGGATTATCCACCCAGGCCTGAGCAAACTCGACAACATCGTCATGCGACGGCATATCATCCCCAAAGCTCTGAATGACAGCCTGCGCCAGCCGTAAAATCGCCTCGGGGGACATAGCACCGACTGCTTTTACCGACTGCAGGCCAGTGATCAGGTCGCGCATGCCGGTATCGTCCGGGGTTTCTTCGTCGTTGATGAAATCCGCAGCCATCGACAACTGATGGTTATCGATCTCGGTGTTGCAGTACATAACGACGGCGGCGATCCGAATATCCGCAGGCTGCGCCATCAAATCGACCGGGCCGGCCGGCACTTCAGGCTCTGGCTCTTTTGGCGTCCACGCGTTGCCGTCGAACACGTTCTCAGCAGCAAACTTTTCATCGAACTGACCGACAGCCGGGCGAGGGTGGCCGGTTTGGTCTTCGACAGTTTTCGGATTGAAGAAGTTGTCGCCGCCCTCCGGGTAGGCTTCATACAGTTTGCCGGTGGCGATGCTTTCGGCCGCGCGCTTGTTTGGCGCTTCCAAAGCGATCACCAGCGGCACGGCGCCGTTAACCTGAGCCTTTTTCTTAGGCTCAAAAAGTGAAATGTAGATAGGCATTTTTGGTCTTTCCTCTGTTGGAGTGTTAGCGCTGGTCAGACGCTGATCTGGTTATCCGGCAACAAGCCGGCAATCACGCGCTCGGCGGTAATTTTTGCATCCTTGAGAGTTGCAAGTTTCGCTTCATATTTCCGCTGCTCATTCATAGCCAATTCGCGGATGAGCAACGGCTCAACTGACAAGCGGCAGTCCATGCCACGGACTGGATCGGCAAAAATCATCACCTTGTGAACATCGCCATCGCAGATTTCAACAATGCGTTTAGCGCGGTCCAACCCTTCGGTGGTGTCTGCAATAGCTTCTAAAAGTCTCTGAATATCCATGGTCTTTCCTCTGTTAAAAATCTCGGAATAGCCGTGCGTCGCCGCGGCTTCGAACTGATCGCGCTGGCTTGCTGGATCGACTCCATACCACAGCACCAGCTCTGATTTCAGGTTATCCATTTCGATATTCATGGCCGCGCCCTCAGTACGGGAGTTCGTCGGCTTCGATAGGGCAGTGCTCAATGCAAAGCAGCTGCTGCACCTGATCGTCGATCTCGGCAATGCGTTTGTAAGTGGCGTCGGCCAGACGGGCTTTTTCCAGCTGCAACGCTTCAACCTGTTTCCCGATGATGTCGATCGGCTCAGGCTGGTTAACGTCGATGTGGATTTGGCGGGTTTCCAGCAGAACATAACCACGGAATGAAGTCATATCAGCGGTGCTAACCGCGAATCCTTCGGTCAGTGGGAAGGTTGTTGCATGGATAAACAGCGTGACGGGTATCTGTAGTGCTTTCATAGCGACTCCTGATATACTGCTTGCTGATCAGTAGCGCAAGCAGCTGGTCTTTCCTCTGCGTAGGGTTGGTCCCCTACGCAACCTGATGATTGGGTTGGTCCCCTTTCATCCATCTCCCCGAGATGTAAACTCGGGGTAATCAGCCCGCCTCGTGCGGGCTTTTTACTGCCTAAAATTTGGTGCCGGTCTTTCCCGGCCGTCAGGTCAGGGCTGGTCTTGCCCTCGGTCTTTCCTCGCGGGGTTCCCTCTTTTCGAGGGCTTCAGTTCTCACTGAAGGGTCTCACTTAATTCATTGCCTGCTGTGAAAAAACTGCCCGGCGAACCGGGCTAAATGTGACAACACAGCACGTTTACCTCTGGGATTCTTTGCCGCGTATCGCCCGGCTGGCGGAACATTTCTGAACAACCGCTGCAGGGTTAGTGCGCTGTTGATGGGAATTAGCTTAACTAAAGGTAAGTTATTGGTCAATAAAAATAACTTGCAAAAAGTTAAGCTTTTGCATTTTTCGGTATAACTAATTGATGTTTAGATTATTTTTTCTTTGAATTTTTTCTTGCGGTCAAAAGTTCTTCAAAAAGAGCGTTGAAGTCGTTGACCTTGGCCTCGAGATCAGCGAGGTGGCGATCTTTCTCTGATTCAGGAAGAGAATCAAATAGTTCGATGAGCTTGGCTTGTCGTTCGTCAAGCTCTACCGGCAACTGATCGGCAGGAAGTGGGGTTTGATCTTCATCACCATAAAGCAACCAGGTAGGAGTACAGCGAAGAGCCTTAGACAATAGAAAAAGGTTTTTGCCTTTCGGTTCAGTGTCTCCGTTCTCCCATTTAAAAACTGTGACGTGAGAAACCTTCACAGCGTCAGCCAGTCGCTGCTGTGAAATGTCCAGTTCTGTCCTGCGCATCTTCATGCGGTCGCTTAATGAGGTCATTTTCATCCAGTTACTATAAATTAATTTGACTTAGCTTTTGTTAAGTTGTAATTTTCAAACAAATGTTAATCACAGGAGGCAAGAATGCTTACTGAAGACGCAGTTAAATTCTTCGGAAATAAAACCAAACTCGCTGAAGCCGCAGGCGTTTCGCAGGCTTCAGTATCGCGCTGGGGGAAGCAAATTCCCGAGCGACGTGCTGCTCGTTTAGATCGCTTAACTGATGGTGAACTGTCTTACGACCCAGCGGCATACCAGCAACCGAAACCAACGGATGCAGCTTAACAACCAACCCCACCGAAATCTGATTATGCGTAATCGGGTTCGAGCGACAGGAGACGCGAAGTGGAAAACATCGAAAAACTGAAAAACGAGATTACGGGCTGGGCGGCGGAGCAGGGGCAGGAACACGTTGCCATCGAGATTACCCGCGCATGGTTCCAGCTCGGTGCCGACGTCGGTCGGGTTCGGCTGTATCCGATCGAGGATGAAACCGGCGCCGCCGACTGGCGAGCGATCAACACCAACCGGCAGGCGATATTTCGCCACATGCGCAGCGAGTCGAAAGCCGCGCGCGAGAAGGTGCTGGAACTGGCCGACGCCATGCTTGCCGCGCTGCCGGCGGAACGGCGCGCCCGGTTGGCTGGCCCGACTCAGCAGTATTTGCTTTCGGTGGCCATCCGCGAATTTGCCGCCGCGATTATCGCAATCCTGCTCGGCGCATGTGACACGCCGCAGCGCATTGCCGGCGCCCTTGTCGCCCTGCAGGAAACCCAGCGCCTGACCAGCGCCGCGTAAAACTTTGTACCGAGGAAAGACCAATGCAAGCCAACCACATCACATACCGGAACGGCTGGCGCCTGAATGGCATGCCCGCCGACGCCGCAGATATCAGACCGATCTTTGAAGATCGCCAGGCTGCCGCGCATGCCGTCTGGGAACAATACGAGCAGGGCAAGGCCGCGCTGCGTGAAGAAAACTTATCGCCGGAGCAGTACCAGGACGCGTGCCGCCAGCTTGCAGACTCGCTGGGGATTTGATCATGAGTATGGAAATGATGGTGCGGGCCATGAAAATCAAAGTCGGTAACCCGCTGCGCAAATTGGTGCTGCTGAAACTGGCCGACAACGCCAGCGATCAGGGTGAATGCTGGCCATCGGTGCCTTACATCGCAGAGCAGTGCGAGATCTCCGAGCGCTCGGTGCAAAATCACATTCAACAGCTGGTCAAGGATGGGCTGGTGCGCATCGAAAAACGCCTGGCGGAGAACGGGCTTAATCGCTCAAATGTTTACCACATCACCTTGTCTGGCAGTGGTGCAAATCCTGCACCCTATGGTGCAGCTCCTGCACCAGGTGGTGAATCTCCTGCACCAGGGGGTGGTGCAGCTCCTGCACCCAGAATCAGTCAGTCTTTTGAACCAGTCAATGAATCACCCCCTAACCCCCAGGAGGGGGACGACGCTGGCGCGCCGGATAAGCCAAAAATTAAATATCAGGATGTGGCTGACGCCTACAACGAAATCCTGGGCGATCGGCTGCCGAAGGTGCAGGAGCTGAACGACAAGCGCAAACGCCAAATCAAGCGCCTGCTGGGCGAGCTGCATGAACCGACCCTTGACGCGGTGAAAGCCTACTTCGAGACATTCGCCGATACTGCCAGCCCGTTTTACTTCGGTGACAACTCCCGCACGTGGCGCGCCGGATTCGATTACCTGCTCCGATCCGAAGTGCTGGTTAAAACCCGCGAGGGTTCCCTATGACGCCGCAGGAGATGGAAGCGACCGTGCTGAGCGGCCTGCTCGTTGGCGGCGCCACGCCTGACGCGCTGGACGTAATCGCCACCATGCCCGAGGACGCGTTCAGTATCCGGTTTTACCGCGAGGCTTACCGGGAAATTAAAAAACAGGCGCTGACGCATGGCGTGATCGACCTGGTGCTGATCAGCGAGTCACTCGGCGGCGATAGCCTGGCGTCGTTGGTGCAAATCAGCCGCATGCCCGGCACGCTGGCCAACCTGAAAGGCTTCGCGACGCTGGCAACTAAGGGCTGGCGCAGCCGCCAAATGGCCACGCTGCTGCAGGATGGCGCCGACAGTATCCGCAACGCCAGAAACCAAGAGCAGCGCGACGCCGCGATCCAGTCGTCCGTAACCAAGCTGATCGAAATGTCTGCCGATACCGGCGGCGTGGTGCCGGTGCACCTGGGCGAGCTGCTGGGCGGTTACATGGACTTAATGGGTCGCCGCATGAAGGGCGACGCCGAAATGCGCAACCTGTACAGCGGGATCGCTGAGCTGGACGCGATTACCGGCGGCTGGAACCCGCAGGATCTGATTGTGGTCGCCGGCCGGCCAGGGATGGGTAAAACAGAGTTCGCTCTGAAAGTGATCGAAGGAGCCACGCGCGACGGCGGCGGGGCGCTGATTTTCAGCATGGAAATGGCGGCGCTGCAGATGGTAGAGCGCTCCGTCGCCGGGGCCGGAAACCTGTCAGTGTCGAAGCTGCGCAAGCCGGAATCGCTCTGTGACGAAGATTGGGGCCGGATACACACGGCGCTCGAGGTGCTGAACAACCGCGATATCTGGATCGTTGACGCAACCGATCTAAACGTTGACCAGATCCGCGCAATCACCGAAACCCACAAACGCCGCTACCCGCATTTGGCCGTCGCCATGGTCGATTATCTGGGCCTGATCGCCAAACCCAAAGCGGAGCGCAATGATCTGGCCATGGGCCATATTTCCCGCAGCCTGAAAACCATGGCCATGCGGAGCAAAACGCCAGTGCTGGCGCTGAGCCAGTTATCGCGGAAAGTCGATGATCGCCCGGTCACTGCCCGTCGGCCGACAATGTCCGACCTCAGCGAATCCGGCAAGGTTGAGCAGGACGCCGACAGCATCGTGTTGCTGTACCGCGACGGGGTTTATAACCCGGACGGCCCGGCGGCGCGCTACGCAGAAATCATCGTTGGTAAAAACCGATTCGGCCCCGGCGGGACGGTTTACCAGGAGTTTAAAAACGGCCACTTCGTCGCTTGCGACCAGGTAGTGGCGCAGGAAGCAACTCGCATCCAGAAGGAGGCGCAGCAACCCAAACCGAAAGAACGACGTTACGCGACAAAGCCATTTTAACCGGTGCCTGACCAGCGCTTGAACGACCAAAACGAGGAAAGACCATGAGCACTATCAACGAAATGATCCGCGATAAGCGGTTTGTGATGGATGACGGCTGCGACCACCTGCCGGCCATCATGGACAGAATCAACCAGGCGGCACGCGCCCGTTCCCGCGCGCCGTACTGCCCACCGCCGAAACCCCAGCGCGTCGCCCGGCCGGCAGCCGAATCCGGCCCGATCGTCAAAATCGGTGACCGTATCAGCTACGGCCGCCGGGTGATGACCGGTATCTACGAGCTGCAGCGCCTGGGGCGCTCTCCCGAAAGCATCGCGCTGATGCTCCGCATGCCCCTCGATCGGGTGATGCACATCCTGAAGCCTCTAACGGCCGTACGCCGCGAGATACAGAAAAGCGTGGCAAGTGGGTTACCCCCACGCGAAAAAGACGTCATGCGCCGTCTGGCGGCCGAATCGAGGGCATAAACCATGGCCGGGCAATCGGACTATCTACCGCCCGGCCTGCCATTCAATCGAGGCGCCTGGACGCAGGAACAACGCGATTTAGAGCAGTTCGACCTGCGCGCCTGTGGCCTGGTTCGCGATTTATTCGCGAGGAAGATCACCCGCAACACTGTGCTGGTGGCGATTGAAGAGGCGCCGGAGCAATACAGGGAACATTTCAGAGCACGCATGAATTACTGGCGTGATCGCAGAGAGGGGAAGGGACAGTGAAAAAATTCAAAGAGTGGGTAACTCGCAAACCGTGGGCGGCGATGTTCCGGGCGTGCGCAATTTTCTGGGCTGTTGTGGCGGCGGTGTTCGCCTGGAAGGTGCTGGAATGAAAAAAATTGTCATCGGGATCACCATTCTGATGCTGGTCGGATGCGACAAAATCGCCATCCCTACCGGCGTAAACTCGGCCAAAGCCCTGACCCGTTACGTGGATAGCGAGAATAGCGTGATTTGTTACCAGGCGATGTACCAATCCAGCACTGCTATCAGCTGCGTACAACTGGATCGTGAGGTGCGTGATGCCAGCAAATGAACTGAAGGCGTTCAGCGTGCAAGCCGATGAGTTCGGTTGTATTCGATTCGCAAAAACGCATGTAGCAGCCCGTCGTGAAGGTGCAGCAGAACTTGATGTTGAGTTTGGCGATATCGTTTCGTGCCGCCGCGCACCGGAATTGGATAAGTACGCCGCCGTGGGCCACGTGCCATGGAAGGTGCTTATCGAGGAGCATGGATGGTCGCAGGAGTGCGGCTATTGCAACCATCGCGTCTACGACGAAACAGAAGGCCGTGTCTTTGACGAGAAATGCGAGCAGGCATTCTGCGATATCGAATGCCAGGCACGCCATGAAAACGTGCTCATTGATATGGGGATTCGCCAGTTAGGTGACAGCGCTAGGGAGGTGGAACGTGAGGCATGACAACGTCAAACCGTGTCCATTTTGCGGCGCCAGAGCAGTAACAGTGAAAGAGATATCAGGGAACTACCGAGCGAAATGCGGCGGCTGTGAGGCAGCAACCGCATTCATGGGTAGCGAGCATGGCGCCATTGAACGATGGAATCAGCGGGCTGAGGCCCAGGAGAAAGCATTATGAGCAAGTACACGTTCGTTGTTGAGTTCGAAGACGGCAAGGAGCCCGGCGTCGGGTTTGGAACAAAGATTCTCGGCGGCAAGCTGTGCATGGTGGCGTTCGAAGACATTCGAAAATACCAGCTTGAAGAGGAAGAGGCTTACGCCTTGAAAGAGTTCATTGGTGAGCACCAGGCAGATTTCACGGCGTGCTGTGAAGAGAATGAAGTTTCCGGTGAAGCCATTCACGAAAAACTACGTCATCAATCATGAGGCAGCAGATGGACAATAAGCTGAGCGAACTGAGCAAGCCGGTGGCGTGGCGATATCGCACCACTGACATCAAAGGCAATCCTAATCCCCACTGGTCATTTTCCGAAGAGGCTAGCTTGCTGGGGTTGTATCAACCACTCTACACCGCCCCGCCAGCGCCAGCCAACGCCCAAGCTGTAGCCTGGGAAATGCGCTACTGGAGCGACGGATACAACATCTGGGGAGAGTGGGAGCGCATCACAGCAGAACAGCACGCAGAGATGAGCGTGAAGCATGCGGCGGACAACGATTACGAGTTTCGTGTGCTGTGCACTGTCATCCCAGCGACACATGCGACAAACGCGTCAGATTGGGGAATCAACATGCAAACCGGCACGCCGATCCTCGTCTACAAAAACTGCAGCGTGATTGAGTCGGAGCAAGCGCACTACGTGCTTTCGCTCATTAACAGTGCAGCTAAACCAGCGCCAGCAGTGCGGGAGGGTAGAGAGTAAAAACAAAGGTCGCCACGGCGGCCTTTTTCACAGCTTACGCCTCAAGCACGTTGTTTGACGCATAGCACAAAAACAAACACTGTTTGTTTGTACAGTATTTTGATGCAATATACTTGCGGCACACAATAAAGAGATAGTTAATTGATTGATATTGAAGATTTTATTAAGTCATTGCCCAATACCGGAAGAGTAGTAATAACATGCGAAAAAGGCTCAATCACAGGCACTCGCATCGTTAAGGACAATGAGCACATAGCATCATTTAATGCGTTGATTGATTTGGCAAAATCCGCAGGCTATTCAGTTGTTAGGCCTGATGGAAACGCGCTATAATTAACTGGCTGGACTGAACACCCAGCCCGTTCGAATTCTGAGCAACTGCTGCGCCACCGGAGAGCACCCAATGGCGCAGTATTCTTTTGTAAAATCCGCAGGAAATTTGTTAGTGCCGGCCACTCCGGACGCGATCGAATTCCTGAAAACCAAAGTGAAGATCGGCGCCGTCCTGTATGCCGATTTTAGCCAGGCTCGCAACCCGGCATTTCACCGTAAATATTTCTCCCTGCTGAATCTCGGCTTCCAGTATTGGGAACCGACAGGCGGCGCAATATCGCCGACCGACAAAGAGCTGGTCACCGGTTACGTGAAATTCCTCGCGTATTACGCCGGGAACGAAAGCACGCTGCAGGCCGCCGCCGACGAGTATCTGCAGGATGTGGCAGAAAAGCGCGCTGGGAATATCAGCGCCGCAAAATCGTTCGAGGCATTCCGCGCCTGGGTAACGATCCAATCTGGCCACTACACCGCATACCAGATGCCGGATGGCAGCGAGCGCAAAGAACCCCGCAGCGTATCGTTCGCCAAAATGGACGATATCGAGTTCGCCCAGCTCTACAAAGCCACTATCGACGTGCTCTGGAATTTCATCCTGTTCCGCTCATTCCCAAATCAGCAGGCTGCAGAAAACGCCGCCTCCCAACTGCTCAGCTACGCGGCATAGGGGGAATCATGGCGACCAAAGACGAAAAACAATGGTTATCCGACGTGGCAGATCTTGGCTGCGTCGTCTGCCGCAATCTGGGTTACGGCTCATCCCCTGCAGAAATACACCATATCCGCACAGGGCAGGGAACAGCACAGCGCGCCACCCATAAGCAAACCCTCCCGTTATGCCCACCGCATCACCGCACAGGCGGCTACGGTGTAGCTGTACACGCAGGAAGGAAAACATGGGAGAAGAATTACGGCTCTGAGCTGGAATTGCTGGAACAAGTCACAAGGGAAGTGGGGGAATTGCGCGAATGCAGAATTTAATCCTATCCCTAAGAACAGCAGGAAATAGCGAAAAGTCACAGGGCGCCCAGCAGTGGGAAAGAACAAAATCCTGTTTGGCCCATCTTCTTGCAATGGCCGGCGGCGCGTTTTTCCCTCTCTATGTTCGCGCACGCGCGCGTTTAGGGCGCCGCTATTTTCGTAGCTGCGCTAAGCATTGTTTCACCAGCGTGCAAATATGCACTGCGGCAACGCGCCAAGCGGTAGGCCACAAAACCGATGCGAAAAAAATCGCATCGATCCGGGCGGATGGCTGACCATGCCTCTTGTCGCAACATTCCGCACCGACTGGTTTCGCGTAATTACCGATATCAACCGCACCCGCATGGCAACGCAGAGCATCGCCGAGGAATTGGGCGTGTCGAAATCTGCCGTTCTCGGCTGGAAGTCGGGATCGGAACCGCGTCACGGCGACGGGGAGGCGCTGATCGCTCTCTGGTGCCAAGCGACGGGCTCAGACCGTAGCAACCTGCCGACCGTGCTTTACCGGCAATGGTGGACGTTTAAGCGCCCGGTAATTGGTCGGGAATCCGACCGCAAGCAGGGCAGACAATGACCGCTCAACAATCCAAGGAGTAAACGCTATGGCTCGACCACGTAAAAATCTCGAGGTGCCTGGACAGGAAAACCAACAGCCGAAAGAAAACGCCACTGACGCGGTGCTGTTGAATTCTGTCGTGCAGCAACCCGCAAATACGCCTGAGCAGCTCAACGCGGCCAGCGCTGGCGCCACGGTGATTACCGCAGGTGATGACAAATCGGCGATTGTGCAGCAGCGCGTCGCAAAGCTGCTCGACGGCGCAGCACTGGAAGAGCGCAACGCGATTCTGTCCGGGTTAAACGAGCGGGGCGCCGCCGTTATCGCTCGATTTGAGGCGCTGGAGTTCCTTGACGCTGACGATCAACGCCTGACCGACAATCTCGAATTCCTCACGTTGGTGAAGAAAGCCACCGACGTGGCTACCGGTGGCGCCGGCCCGATGGTGACGAACGAAGAGGGCAAGAAGCAGCCGGCACCGGGCAAACCTGTTTTAACCGAACACGGCTGGCACGTACCAGGCTAAGGAAATCGCGATGTGTGGATCAACACCGAAAGTTGTACAGACCGACCCGCAGGCCGAGGCAGACGCAGCAGCCGACGCTGCGGCTAAAGCCACAAACGCCGACGCGGCAAGCCGCAAGAAGCGCAAAAAGGGCTCGTCGTTGCTGGCCAGTGGCGCACAGGGCGCGGCCGATTCCGGCGACTCGCTGCTCGCAAGCGGTGCGCAGGGCAAACCAACGCTGGGAGCGTGATTGATGGACGACACCGCCGCAAGGCTGATTAAACGCGTGAACACGCTCAAAGCCACCCGGCAGATGCATGAAAGTGTCTGGCGGGAGTGCTACGACTACACGTACCCGCTGCGCGGCGCTGGCTTTTCGTCTGAGGTGCTGGACGCTCAGAGCGCTAAGCACAAGGTGGCCAAGCTGTTGGACGGCACGGCGACAGATAGTTCGCGCATGCTGGCGTCCGCTCTCATGTCCGGCATGACGCCGGCAAACGCGCAGTGGCTGAACCTCGACAGCGAATCCCTGCCGGACGACGCCAAGGCGTGGCTTTCTACCTGCGCAACGCTGGTGTGGGAAAACATCCACGCGGCCAACTTCGACGCCGAGGGCTACGAGGCAAATCTCGATGTGGTGTGCGCCGGCTGGTTTGTGCTGTACGTCGATGAAGACCGGGACGAGGGCGGCTATTCGTTCCAGCAGTGGCCGCTGGCGCAGTGCTACGTTGCATCGACCCGCAAGGATGGCATTGTCGATACGATTTTCCGCTGCTACCAGTTGACCGCCGAGCAGGCGATCGCCGAGTTTGGCCAAGATGCTGTAAGCGAGAAGATCCGCGACGCCGCCAAGAAAAAGCCAGACGACAAATTTGATTTTCTGCACGCGATTTTCCCGCGCACGAATTACATGGTTAACGCGCGCCTGGCTAAAAACCTGCGCTTCGCGTCGTACAACATCGATGTGACCGCAAAAAAAGTGGTGCGCGAATCCGGCTATCACGAATTCCCGTGCTGCGTGCCGCGCTGGATGAAAATCCCCGGCGGTTCGTACGGCATCGGCCCGGTTTATGACGCGCTGCCGGACTGCAAGGAGCTGAACGAAACCAAACGCATGGAGAAAGCCGCGCAGGACTTGGCGATTTCCGGCATGTGGATCGCCGAGGATGACGGCGTGCTTAACCCTCGCACGGTGAAGGTGGGGCCGCGCCGCATCATCGTGGCCAACAGCGTCGACAGCATGAAACCACTGCTGACTGGCTCCGATTTCAACGTCGCTTTTACTGCCGAGGAACGTCTGCAGGCGTCAATCCGCAAGATCATGATGGCCGACCAACTACAGCCGCAGGACGGCCCGGCCATGACGGCCACCGAGGTGCATGTGCGCGTTGCGCTGATCCGCCAGTTGCTGGGGCCGGTATACGGACGATTCCAGGCGGAATACCTGCAGCCGCTGGTCGAGCGCTGTTTCGGTATCGCGTTCCGCGCAGGCGTGTTCCCTGACCCGCCGGAGAGCATGAACGCCGCCAACTTCAACGTGCGTTATATCTCGCCGCTGGCGCGCGCGCAGAAACTGGAAGACGTCACAGCGATTGAGCGTTACGCCCAGAACGTTATGCAGCTGGTTCATGTTTACCCGGACATTATCGACAACATGGACAGCGACGAAGCAAGCCGCGTTGTCGGCGAGGCGCTGGGTGTACCGGCCAAGGTTATGCGCTCGTCGGCGGACGTGTCCACACTGCGCGACCAGCGCGCCAAGGCGCAGCAACAACAGCAACAACAGGCATTGCTGATGCAGGCCGGCCAGCAGGCGGCAGGCGCTGCAGGACAGAGCGCTGGTGAAGCAATTGGCCAACAACTGGCGGGGGGATGATGGGCATCAAGAAAGTTTCACCACTGGATTACAAGCGGCTGTTTGAAGAGACGGCCGGCGGCGCCGAGGTGCTGGACGAATTAACCCGGCGCTTCGGTGGATCAATTTTTGTGAAGGGCGGCCCAGAGGGTGACCGCCAAACCTGTTTTAAGGCCGGGCAGCGTGACGTGCTCGATTTCATTTTGCGCCAGCTTAATCTGGCAGACGGAGTAAACGACGATGTGGAAGCTTAAACACCTTTTCATGAACGCAGATGCAGGCGCTGACGCTGGGGGTAATGGCGATGCGGATAAACCAGATACTGGTGATGCTGGCGGCAATTCTCTGCTCAGCACAGGTGCCCCAGACCAGGCGGCCGAGGGTGATTTTATTCCTGAGAAGTACCGCACCAGCGGCGCTGATGGAAAATTTAACCTGCAAGACTCGGCGCGCAAGCTGGCGGATGCTTATTCGCACCTCTCCAAGCGCTTCGGCAGCGGTGATGTTCCGCCGAAAACTGTCGAAGAATATTCGCCGAAGGTAGAGGCCGAGGGCTTCAAATGGGACGAGTTCAAGGCCGACCCTGAGATGCAGGGATTCCTCAAGGCGGCGCACGCCAAGGGCATCACCAACGATCAGATGGGCTTCATCCTCGGCGAGTACATGAGCCGCGCACCGGCGCTAGTGGGCGGTGCTGCAGAGCTTGATCAAGAGGCGGCGGCTACCGAGCTGCGCGGCACGTGGAAAACCGATGCGGAATTCCAGAAAAATATCGGACTGGCGCACCGCGCGTTTATGTCCCTGGCTGACCCATCCGACCAGGGCAAGATGGACGAGATCGGCAACAACCCGATGGTGATCCGCATGCTGGCGAAAATCGGCGCGGAGATGGGCGAGGATACCCCCGCAGGCAATGGCCAAATCAATCTCGAAGAACAGCAGAGCATCCGCGACCTTATGAAGTCCGAGGCATACACCAACCCGAAACACGCCGACCATGAACGCGTTTCCGCCCAGGTAAAAGCGTTTTATCAGAAAACCTACGGCGATCAGGCCATCGCGTAGCACCCATCCCGCAACATCAAGCGCCAGCCTAACCGCTGGCGTTTTCATTTGGTCGGGATTCCGACCGCGTAACCGCAACAAAATCACTCCAACAGCCCGGCGTGGTAGCCGGATACCTGATTCCCCGCTGCCCGTAAGCGCCAACCGGCCAGCGTTGAACCGAGCCGGGAAACCGATACCTCGCAGGCGATAATCTTTGGAGTGATAAAAATGGCTTTTGATCCGAACAAGAACATGATTACCGCCGCCTTTGTGCAGCAGTTCCATGATTCTTTCGAAATCGCATCGCAGCAGAAGGACTCGCGTCTGCAGGCTGCCGTACACGATCGCGGGATGATTACCGGCGCATCGTTCACCATCAACGATATGGGCACCATTGAGATGAAGCAGATCACCGAGCGATTCGGTGACACTGTTTGGGATCTGCCCGAAGCAGGCACCCGTAACGCCTTGATGACGGACTACGGTGTGTTCGTGCCGGTGGAAAAACGCGACCTGCGCAAGCTTATCGCTGACCCACAGGGGCCATATCTGCAACTGACCCTGTCGGCCGCGAACCGCACAAAAGACGACGTGATTTATCGCGCGTTGCTGGATACCGTCCTGCGCAAAACCTCGAACACTGGCGCCTACGCTCCTGTGGCGCTGCCGGCGTCGCAGAAGATTGTGGCCGGCGGTACCGGCATGACCAAGGCCAAGCTGATCGCCGCCAAGGCCATGTTCCGCCGCAACGAGTGTGACGAGCAGAACGGCGAAGAGCTGTTTATCACGTACAACGCCGACATGCTGACGCAGATCCTGAGCGATACCACCCTGACCAGCGCCGACTTTATGGCGGTGAAAATGCTGCAGGAAGGTGCGGTGTCCGGTAACTGGTTGGGCTTCAAGTGGTTGGCATACGAAAAACTGGACTCGGCCAGCGCTGGCGATCCGGCTGTCACCACCAAGACCGCCGCCGCCTGGTGCAAGTCCGCGGTGCATTTCGGTACCGGTGCAGAGTACAACACCGATATCGGCCCGCGCCGCGACAAGAACAACACCATTCAGATTTCTGTCGATGCGTCCTATGGCGCCGGTCGCGCAGCCGAAAACAAGGTTGTCGCGATCGACTTCACCGCTTAATGCCAGCGCTCCCTTGCCGGGGGTAACACCCCGGCCTTTTTTATCAGGTGATCTATGGCTAACAACTTCGCAATCAGCATCTGTTCAAATGCACTGCTTGCCCTTGGCGCGCACCCAATCAACAGTTTTGACGAGAACAACGAGCACGCCCGCCTTTGCTCAAATATTTATCCCACCGTTCGTAACGACCTGCTGCGAAAACACCCGTGGAATTGCGCAGTAAAGCGCGTCGTGCTCTCACCGAGCAGCACCGCACCGGCGTTCGGTTTTTCGTTTCAGTTCCCGTTACCGGGTGACCTGCTGCGTATCCTTTCGGTGGGTGAAGCCTGGGACGATATTCCGTATCGAATCGAGGGGAAGAAGCTTCTGGCAAATCAGAGCGTGATCCGGCTGCGCTACATCTTCCGCAACGAGGATGAATCAACCTGGGACGCCGCGCTGGTGAACCTTGCCGAAGCCACTATGGCGGCAAAGCTTGCCTACGCTGTCACCGCCTCGGCCAGCCTGCGCGACAGCCTGACGCAAGAGGCAGCGTATTTGCTGCGCCAAGCCAAAGCCATTGATGGCCAGGAAGATCCGCCGGAAGAGCTGGGCGGCTATCCTACATACGAATCGAGGTTCTGACCGTGCGCGCTAACCTGATAAAAACCAATTTCACGGCAGGCGAGATTTCACCGCGCCTGATGGGCCGCGTTGATATTTCGCGGTACGCCAACGGTGCCAAGCAGATCGAGAACGCGGTTTGTGTGGTGCAGGGCGGGGTTATGCGTCGCCCTGGTACCCGCTATGCAGCAGCGGCCAAATATGGCGACCGTAACGCAAGGCTGATCCCCTACGTATTCAACCGCTCTCAGGCGTACGTGCTGGAGTTTGGCGACGGCTACATGCGGATTTTCCAGAATGGCGCACAGCTGGTAAACGACGACAACACCCCGTATGAAATCGCCAGCCCGTATAGTTCCGCCATGCTGCCGGCCGTGAATTACGTTCAGGGTGCAGACACCATGTTTCTGGTACACCAGGGCGTGAAACCTCACCGCCTGCAGCGACGCGGGCAGCTTGATTGGGTGCTCGAGCCTTGCCCGTTTATTGTTGAGCCGTTCGACGAAATCCGCGACACACCGGAAAAGTGGTGCAAGCCGTCGGTAAAAGAGTTCGTTGGTTCAGAAATCACGCTGACACTGAGCGACGACGAGCCGCCTGAGGATGGAGACGGCGATCTTACTGGCGATGGATGGGTGGCGGAGGATGTCGGCTCATACGTTCGCATTAACAGCGGGCTGGTGCTGATTAAAAGCGTGACCAGCGCGCAAAAAGCCGTGGGCGTTATCCGCACAGACCTCACCGCCACACAGGCAGCGTCGCCGGGTGCATGGACGCGCGAGGATACGGTATGGACGGACGAATTTGGCTACCCTGGCGCCGTGACGCTGTACCAACAGCGCCTCGTTCTGGCCGGATCGATACGGTACCCGCAAACCATCTGGTTCAGCGAAACCAGCGTTTATTTGTCGTTTGAGCTGGGTACCGACGACGACAAGGCGATCAGCTTTACGCTGTCTTCCGACCAGCTCAATCCGATTGTGCACCTGGCGCAGATGAACACGCTTATCGCTCTGACGTACGGCGGCGAGTTCACGATCACCGCCGGCAACGATGCAGCGATCACCCCGACGAATATTTCGGTGAAAAACCCTAGCCCATACGGCTGCAATGGGATCCGCCCGGTGCGCGTGGGTACCGAAATCATGTTTGTGCAGCGCGCTGGCCGAAAACTTTACGCCGTGGCCTATGACCCGGACAGCTTTGTTTCGTATTCGGCCAACGATATGACGGTGCTGGCGGAACACATCACCGCCGGCGGGGTGATCGATATGGCTTACCAGCAGCAGCCGGACGCCTTTATCTGGATGGTTCGCAGCGATGGCGTGATGGTGACGATGGCAATCGACCGGGCACAGGAAGTTATCGCATGGTCACGCCAGATCACCGCCGGCGGCTTTGAGTCGGTGGCGTCGATCCCGTCGGACAGTAACGACGTTGTTTACGCGCTGGTACGCCGGGAGATCAACGGGCAACTGGTGCGTTATGTCGAGGTGTTCGACTCCACGCTGTATACCGACGCCGCCGTAACCGGCAGCAGCGAGGCCGGCGCAACGACGTGGTCAGGGTTAAATCATCTCGAGGGGCAGACCGTCGATATTGTTGCTGACGGCTCAGTGATGCCTGTACAGGTGGTTTCCAGCGGTCAGATCACCCTGACACGAAAAGCCTACCGCGTTGAAATTGGTCTGCACTTCGAGTCAACGATTCAAACGCTCACGCCAGAGGTGGGCACCACCGAGGGCACCACGCAGAGCGCCAAGAAGCGCACCAGCGAAGTGACGATGCGATTTCTTGAAACCACAGGCGCCGAGTGTAACGGGACGATCATCCCGTTCCGCACTTTTGGCCCCGCCATTCTCGATAAGCCAGCGCCCTTGTTCACCGGCGATCACTACTTTGGAAAATTGGGCTGGGAAAAAGGCGAGGACACGTTGCTTATCCAGCAGCGCCAGCCGTTGCCGTTCCACCTTCTGTCCATCATTACCACTTTCACCAGCAACGGGGGCTGACAATGATCCGCAACGCAACCGCCGGGGATATCCCGGCACTGATTGAACTTGGCGCCCGCATGTACCTGGAATCGCGCTACGCGGAAACCTCTCCATTCGACGAGCAGAAGTGCGCCGAGCTGGCGCAGCACCTGATCGCCGCTCATGGCGGGTGCGTGCTGGTGGCCGAGCATGGCGGGCAGGTGATTGGCTGGATGGCCGGCGGCATCGCCGAGCAGTGGTTTTCGCGCAAGCTGGCGGCGTTCGAGTACGGGCTGTTTATCGCGCCAGAGCATCGCGGCGGATCTGCGGGCCCGCGTCTGGCTAAAACCTTTATTGCGTGGGCCGCTGACCATGGCGCCGCCGTTATCAATATGGGCATCACCACCGGTGTGCACGAAGAACGCACCGGGGAAATGTATGAACGTCTGGGCCTGTCGCGCACCGGCCTGTTGTATTCGAAGGAGATTTGACTATGTGCACCGGGTTAGAGGTGGCGGTGATCGGCTCGTCAGTACTCGCCGCAGGCGGCGCCGTCGCTGGCGGTATTCAGCAGCAGAAAATGGCGAACTACCAGGCGGACCAGGCAAACGCCGACGCCGAGGCCGCACGCGCGTCAGCACGCGTACAGGCCGACAGAATCAGAAAGGCAGGGCGTGAGCAGGCTGCACAGGCAAACGCGGCGCTGGCAGCCTCTGGCGTCGAAACTGGCGAGGGTACGGCGCTGCGCATCACGTCCGGTATCACTGGCGACGCAGAGCAGGACGCTTACACGACGATCCTGAACGGCATGAACACCGGCGCGCGGTACAACGCGCAGGCGCAGGCAGACCGACTCAGCGGCCGCAATGCGGCGACGTCCGGCTATATCAATGCGGGCAGCTCGCTGTTGTCTGCCGCCGGCGCCGGCTATTCGGGCTGGAAAAAGGCCAATCCAACAACCACGACGAATACCGGCACCGCGGCGTCGAATAACATGTTCTCGAATATGGGGGTGCGCTGATGCGGATACCAACCGGAAATTTTGGCAATGTGACGCCGGAGGTTAATCCTACTCGAGTCGATGTTAGGGGGGCGGGTGCAATTGGTGGTGCAGTATCTGGCCTCGGCGTCGCTGTAGGACAGGCCGCTGGCGATATTCAGCGCGTCCAAGATAAAGCAGATTTGGCAGCGACTCAGGCGATCCTTACCGACCTTGAAGCGAAGTCTAACGATCGGTGGGAAAACCCCGAAACAGGCGCGCTTGTTACACGGCAGGGGTTCAATTCCGCTGGCGTCGGCGTTGACATGGATAAGCAAGACGCAACCGATTATGACGAGGCCAGAAAAAGAGTACCTCCAAGCCAGCAAATTTACTTCGATGCGCAGTGGAAAGCCGCGCAAATCCGCCGCACCAGTACGTATAAAAATTTCGAAATCAGTCAAACCGCATCTGCTCAGAGCCAGCAGCTTAATGCAACGGTGCAAAACTCGGTAGAGCAAGAGGCGTCGGCCTTTGACGACCCTCAAGCGGCGGGGCTGATTCGTGGAGCGCGGCGCCATTCGATCGAGCTATATGGCCAGGCGCAAGGTTGGTCTGCAGACCAAATCACTGCGGCAGTGTCTGAGGCAAATCAAAAGGCCATGGAATGGCGAGCGCAAAACTATGCCGTAAGCAACCCCACCGGATGGCTGAACGGGGATTTCATGTCCAACAGCGGCAATGGATTGGATATGCGGGCAATTTCGATAGTTGAGTCCGGCGGGAAGCATTTTAATGCCGACGGGAGCATAGTCACTTCATCAGAGGGCGCGCAGGGGAAATATCAGCTGATGCCGGCCACGGGCAAGGAGTTGGCAGCCAAGCGCGGGCTGCAATACGACCCGAAAGACGAGCAGCAAAACGCGCTGCTGGCCAGCGATTACGCCAACGAACTTTACGGAAAATACGGTTCTGAAACCTTGGCAGGCGCGGCTTACAATTGGGGGCAGGGCCGGGTTGATAAGCTGATCGACAAGATTGGCGATCCGCGAAAAGGCGAGGTTTCCGAAGCTGAATTTATTCGCAATCTCCCGGCGGAGACTCGCGGCTGGCTGGCGCGGTACCGAAAAAACAAAACCGGACTCGATCCGGTATCGGTGAATAAAATCGACAGCATGGCTGAGGCGCAGATAAAAGAACAGCGCACAGCGGTTCGCAATCAAATTGACCCGATACTAAACAACACCATGTCGCAGCTATACAACGGTGAAGTGCCGGATGCCATGCCAGACAGGGCCACGATTCAATTTGCGTATGGGCCGCAGGGTGCAAGCATGGTGAAGCAGCTCGGAATCGCCATCGACAGCGCGCGAACGTTCCAGGCCATTCAGTACATATCGCCGGCGCAACAGCAGCAGGAATTGTCGAAGATTAAGCCGCAGGTTAACGATCCGGACTATGCGATCAAGATGGACGCCTACGGCAAACTCGCCGCCCTGGTGCAGAAAAGCAACACGGCAATTCAGTCTCAGCGCGACGCCAGCCGCTTCAACGATGCGCTATTGATGGGAGAAAAGCTCGACCCCACAGACAAAGCAATGCAGAAAGCGGCCGACTCAACGCCAACGGCGCAGAACTTCCGCATTAACGACGCAAGCACGCATGACGCTGTTGTGCAGCAGGTTGCGCAAACCGGGGTTATCCCTGAAAAGGTCACCACGCAACTAACGGCTATTTCTCGGGCAAAAAGCCCGGAGGTCGTGAAGCAAGGCGCCGAACTGTTCAGCCGGCTGTACGACACGGATCCTGCCTCTGTCGGTGATATGCCGAAAGAGATGCAGGGTTTTTACATGACGGTCAAGCAATTGACCGATTCAGGGATGGCGCCCGATGCTGCGATCGAGCAAGCTCAAAACGTCACCTACAACCAAACGGATGCGCTCAAGGCACAATTGGCATCTGAGCAGGGGACGGCAGCGTATAAAAAAGAGCGCGGCAAAGCTATAGGCTCTGCAGCCAGCAGTATGGCGCAATGGTTCCGGTGGGATCCATCCGCCGATGATCAAACGCCAGATGCTGCACGCTTCAGGAATGATTACCAGACGCTCTATGACCTCAACTATCGCACTGCCGGCGGCAATGCAGATGTTGCCAAAAAAATGACCAACCAGCAGATTGCCCGCACCTGGAGCATCAGTGAAGTGAACGGCAATGCGCAGTTCATGAAATACGCCCCGGAAGCCTTGCATAACTACGGCCCATCAGGCTGGCAGGCCGCTCAGTGGAAAGAGGACAAATTGCAGTTGATGTATGGCGACCGCACGGAAAGTATCGAGACCAGCGGTGCCAGTCTTGGAATCACTTCCGGCCGCACGGCCTTTGTGGAAACCAAAACTCCAAAATCTAAGGTGGGAGGGGAGCTCGAAATCGCAGCCGATGTTTCGACTCCGCGGACTGGCGACTACGCGATCATGGTTCGCACGAAGGATAAAGACGGCATAGAAAGCGTACAGCCTTATTACGACAAATACGGGCGCTCCATGCGCTGGAAACCCTCCTTGCAGGATTGGGAGCCATACCAAAAAATGCAAAAAGAGCGTGAGGATAAAAATCAGGAAGAGATTTCAAAAGGGCAGGAGATTCGAGACTTCAAAGCCAAGCATAAAGCGCTTGATGAAATGTATAAGCGCCTGCATGACGAGCGCGTAAATCGTCAAAAACAGTATTTTTCATGGAGCGCAGAATAATGCCGGTATATGCAAAACCCGAGGAACTGAATAACGATTTCGCGCCGGCCGGTAGTATGCTGGCGCAGCCTTCAGGCTTCGACGTTTCTCTGCCTGAAGGTACAAACCCTCGACCTCAAGAAGAATCACCGTCGGTATGGGGCGCTGCTTTTCGCCAGAATAACGTATTGGCTGGCATGTTCCAGCCGACAAAGCAATTTGAGCCCGTTGAGGGTTATAACCCTTATGCTGATAAAACCGAGCTGCAGGGTTATGAGCAATGGGCGACGGCGTTTTCTGATGCGCATTCACCGCAGGAAACCGCGTGGATTAAACAGCAGATCGATGATGAAAACGAAGACCGCCGGGTGCTGTCTGAAGCTGGCGGCGTAGGAACCTTAGCCAGCATTGCCGCCGGCGCGGTGGATCCTGTGACGGTCGCTTCTATGTTTATTCCCGGTGCACAGGGCGGCGCGCTGGCGCGTATAGGATCGCAGGTGGCCATTGGCGCGGCAGGAACAGCCCTCAGTGAAGTGGCATTGAACAACCAGCAGGTAACGCGCACATGGGGGGAGAGCGCCGCTCACGTCGCCGCTGGTGCGTTGCTGAGCGGTGTTTTCGCCAGTGCGGGAACGGCCATATCTCCATCGGTAAGAACCGCGGCCACACGCGAAGTCGGCGACGCTCTGGATAACTTGAGCGTCACCAGCGCGGTGGACAACGCCGCCGCTTCTCTGCCGGAGGGCGGGAGCGTTGGCGCCGCCCGCATAAGCGAGGCGACGCTGGAAGATTTGACGCCGGTATCAGGTGGCGCGATCGGCACGCTCGCCCGTAAAGCCGGCAGCTACCTGACGCCGGTCACGCGCTTGATTGAGTCACCATCCAAGACCGCCCGCCGCACTGCGCTGGAGCTGGCGGAAAACAACTTCACGCTCGAGGGTAACCTGCGAGGTATCGAGACGCCGATCGCGGCGGAAACCCGCGTTCGCGGTTGGCGTCGTGAGGAAGCTGCAGTCGTTGTAACCAACAAGCAGGCCTATGCAAAATATAAGGCCGATGGCGGCGATCTCGGTTTCGCCTCATTTCGGGAAGAGGTGGGTAACGCCATGCGCAACGGCGACATTCACGGCAATTCAGCGGTGCAGGATGCGGCGCGCGCGATGCGCCAGGTGGTGGATAGGGTGAAGGTGGCGCAGCAGAAACTTGGCCTTTTACCCGCAGACGAAGAGCTTAAAGCTATTGGGCAAACCAGCTACTTCCCACGCGTTTACAAAGTCGGGAAGATCATCAGTGAGCGCGATAAGTTTCGCAACATGCTGGTAGATTGGTGGTCTCGCGGTGAAAAAACCATGTCGCGTGAAGAGGCTGAAATTACTGCTGACGCGACCATTAACAAAATCGTGGGCGCCAAAATTCCGCAGGATTTCGCCAACGTGTTCACGGTCAAAGCGGCCGGCAGCACCAGGTCGAGAACGCTTAGCGTTCCTGACCGACTGATGAAAGACTATCTGGAAAGCGACGCTAATTACGTCCTGCAGCGCCATATCCGCGAGGCGTCGGCGGAAGTCGAGTTAACCCGCACTTTCGGGAATAAGAGCCTCGATAAGCAGTTGAAGGACATTCAGGACGAATACGACGCGCTGATGCGAAGCAAGCCAGCCGAGCAGGCAAAATTGGCGAAAGCCAGGGACAATGATATTCGCGATATAACCGCGCTCCGCGACCGGCTGGTTGGCACCTATGGCATGCCTGACGATCCATCGTCGTTCTTTGTGCGCGCTGGCGCTTTCCTGCGTAGCGCCAACTTTGTCACAAAGCTGGGAGGCATGACCGTTTCGGCCATCCCAGACTTGGCTCGCGGCGTGATGGTAAACGGCTTTAGCAACTCAATGCGCGGTTACTCTGCGCTGATCAGCCGTTCGCCGGCATTCAAAGCCAGCCGGGCCGAGATGCAGAAAATGGCGGTTGGTCTGGAAACCATCCTGCATACGCGGGCGCGCACGATGGGCGATCTGGTGGACAGCTCGTCGCGTACTACGGCCGTAGAGGCCGGCATGGAGCGCGTTACCGATGTGTTCGGCAAGCTGACGCTGATGGGGCATTTCGACGACGTGAACAAGTCGGTAAACGGCATGATAACCTCGGACAGTATTCTATCTGGAGCGACGGCCGTGAAGAAACTGGCGAAGCTCGGGATCAACCCCAACATGGCCGGCCGTATCCGCAGCGAGTTCCAGAAACACGGTGAGGTGATCGACGGTTGGCATATTGGCAATTTTGAAAAATGGGACGATCAGCACGTTGCCGGCGTATTCCAGTCGGCGGTATTAAAGGACGTCAACAACACGGTTATTACGCCTGGCATCGGCGACACGCCATTATGGGCCAGCACCCCGTTGGGTAAGACGGTATTCCAGTTTAAATCCTTCGCTACAGCGTCATATAACCGCGCCACGCTGGGCGGCTTGCAAGAGGGAACGGCTCAATTCTACTATGGCACCGCTTTTCAGATCGGCCTTGGCGCGCTGACGTATGCATTGAAACAGGCCGCTAACGGGAAGGATATCGATACATCCCCGCAAAAACTGGTGCTCGAAGGTCTGGATCGGTCGGGTATTCTCGGGCCACTGATGGAATACAACAACATGGCGGAAAAGGCCTCTGGCGGCATGGTCGGTCTGGGGGCTATCTTCGGGACGGGAACGCAGTCAAGGTACGCCAGTAGGGGATTTATAGGGTCGGCGCTGGGGCCAACTTTCGGCTTGCTGGATACGTTGACTGACGTCACTTCCGGCGTGCTGAACGGCGATGCCGGAGATCGTGTTATCCACAATGCCCGCACGCTTTTACCCGGTAATAACTTGTTCTGGATAGCTCCGCTTATTAATCAGGTAGACCCCGGCATGAAGTAACATTTTGATGGATATCTTTACAAAACAAATGTAAAATCCGCGAACCTTTAGGATTGTTGCGGTTGACATTTTTAAAAATGAAACACATCAAAGAGTTGGATGGGCTTCGAGGGTTAATGGCTTTGTGGGTTGTTGCAGGACACGCGTATGAAGCCATTCCCTCAATGAACAAAGTAATACCCATCACGTTGTTGAATGATTTTGCAGTTGACGTTTTTATAGTTCTCAGCGGGTTTGTTATTTTTAACCTGTTAAACAAAAGCAAGGTGTCTTATAAGAAATATATAACTCAAAGATGGATGAGGATCTTCCCTATATATCTGGTGGTTCTGGCCGCATCAATCTCGAGCATGTATTTCTACAGGGATATTTTAACTATTGCTCCGTTCTCACCATCAACGGAGCATAGAATTTATCAGGTGGACACATACCTAAGCAACCAAGTTGCTCATCTCCTGCCGCATCTTTTCCTCCTTCAAGGGTTAATTCCTGAGAGGGTATTGCCGCTGGCTGGGACAACAATCGTAGGCCAGGCTTGGAGCGCTTCTGTTGAGTGGCAGTTTTATCTGATTGCTCCTATGTTGTTTATTTTTTTTAGTAAGTTAATGACATCACCTTCTAACAGGGCGTTTTTACTTGCGTTATCTTTCTTGGTCGTCATGATTCTTTTGGGTAAGGTACTTCATAATAAAGCATTTGCTGGTGGAAGTATGGCTGCTTTCTTGATGGGGTTTATTTCATTTTTCTTTTATCGTGACATCTTTCCGGTTATTACTCTGGCCAAGCTTAAAGTTATTTCTTTCTTTGTTGTTGTGTCATCGGTCTTGTTACTGAAGAAGGATTGCATCGGCTATGTAATATGGTTTTCGACATTCTTTGCTGTTTTGATAAGTGTGAAGAGTGAGCGTGGGAATTTCATAACAAAACTTTTTGATAATAGAATTATGCAGATTATTGGTAAGGTTTCTTATTCCGTATATATGGTCCACATGTTGGTTATTTACTTTACCCTATATCTTTTTGTAAAGCTGGAAGTTAATGTTGGATTTGGATATTTAATGCTTGTGCCTATATCAATAATTGTTTCGCTAATTGTATCAATGGCCACATTTAAGTTTATTGAGCAGCCAATGATGAATCTGGGAAAACGAGTTTCACAAAAGCTGGCATAAGGGCATCGAACATTTCGATGTTTCTACGATAGTCAGGAAACCGACCAATCACCCGTCGCATCATAGCCCCATGACAACCATGGGGCTTTTTTATGCATAACGATTACAAAACCCGCCTGACCGCGCTGAGCGACAAGTTAACCGACGTCGTGCTCGAGGAAGCCGATCCGGATACCTGGCCGGGCGCCGACAAACCACTCGACAAACACACGAAGCAGGAGCGCGGCGATCGCTACTGGTGCAAGAAGAACGCGGCGGCGTCGCTCACGCTTCTGGTGAAGGTACATTCGCTGATCGGCATGCACACGCGCGGCGGCACGCCGAAAGACGGCGACGAGCCGGACGACGAGGCGTTTCGCCTTGGGCAGCAGGTATCCGCCGCTGAGCGCGCGGCGCAGGAAGTCCTCGACCGTATCCAGCAGCGGAAAAAATGATTTCGTTCGTCGCCTTTTTCATCATGTGGGCGGAGCGGATGGGGTGGGATGTTCCCGACTGCCATTACCGAGCCTGCCATTGGCTCGAGCACCGCGGCGATCTGGCGGTGCTTCGCTGTTTCCGTGGCTTCGGTAAATCCACCATTCTGGCGGTGTATAACGCCTGGCGGTATTACCGGGATCGCCAGTACCGGATCTTGCACCAATCCGAGGCCGACGGCACGGCGTACAAAACCAGCCGCGACACGCAGAACGTGCTGCGCAATCACCCGCTGACGCGCGGCATGCTGCCAGACGGTCAGGGAACCGTTGAGCAATGGTGGGTTAACGGCTCGCTGGATATGCGTAACGGCAGCATGTACGCGAAAGGCATCCTGTCTAACGTCACCTCGGCCCGCGCCGACGAGTGCCAAAACGATGACGTCGAAGTCCCGCGAAACATCCAGACGCCGGAGGCGCGCGAGAAACTGCGTTATCGCCTCGGCGAACAAACTCACATCCTCGTGCCCGGCGGCCGCAAGCTGTTCATCGGTACGCCGCACACCCACGACAGCCTATACGATGAGGTCGAAGCCATGGGCGCCGACTGCCTGACCATCAAGCTTTTCGAGAAAGAGCACCGCATCGATGAAAAACAGGCGACGGCGCGAAGCTACGTGCTGCCGTTCCGGCCGGAGTACGTCTTTGTCGGCATCCACATCGGTGCGCGACTGCTCGCCGATGGCGTCGACTATCAGCTGACGGCTACCGGGATTACCTTCGCTGAGCCACCGGGAACGACGGTGGACTGCTACGCCGAATGTGCATGGCCAGAGCGATTCACGCCGGCCGAGATGGAGAAGCGCCGGCAGGAAACGCGCACGGTCAACGAATGGGATAGCCAGTACCAGTTGCATAGCAAACCGATCGGCGAATCCCGCCTCGACCCTGAACGCATCCGCGAGTACAACGTGCAGCCGGAAATCCAGTATGCGAACCGCACCGCCTCGATGTGGCTGGGCAGTCAGCAGATTGTCGGTGCAGTCGCCTGGTGGGACGTGGCCACCGGTAAAGCGAAAGCCGACGCCAGCGCCTTTTCTCTGGTGCTGACCGACTCACGCGGGCACCTGTACTGGCATGTGTGTCAGGAGCTGATCGGCGATCTGGCCGAGTTCGACGAGCGCGACAAAATCACCGGCGGCCAGGTGGTACAGATCCGCGAACTGGTGATCCGGTACCAGATACCGCAGGTGGTGGTCGAAGTAAACGGGCCCGGCAGTTTCGCCGGCAAGCTGCTCCGCCAGGCGCTGAAAGGTACCGGCTGCGGTGTCCGTGAGGAGTTCACCATAACCAACAAGCAAAAACGCATCCTCGATGCGTTTGAGGCGCCGCTGTCGTCTCGTTTCCTGTGGGCGCATAGCGACGTGCTCGACGGGCCGGCTTACGACCAAATGCGAGATTTCAACCCAGCGGTAACCAACCAGCCGGACGATTTTATCGATTCTGGGGCGGGGGCTATCAGCGAGACGCCAGTGCGTATCGGAAAATTGGTCGGGAAACCGACCGCTCAGGGGCGGGAAGATTGGCAGCCATCAGATGGCGATCACGAGGTCGCCGTGGACTACTAAGAGGCTTCCCCCGATGGCGGTTCCAATCCAAACCCCTTACAACATCTACACCGCCAACGGCGTAACTACGGTATTCCCGTATGAGTTTTTAATTCTGGATGCAGGTGATTTAACAGTTTCCATAAATGGCGAACCTGTTACTTCTGGCTTTAGCATTACCGGCGTTGGCACAACGAACGGCGGCGATGTGATTTTCCTGACGCCGCCAGATGCTGGCGTAACCGTGATGAATCTTCGCGAAATCCCGGCTACGCGTCTGCAAAACTATCAGAACAACGGTGATCTGCTCGCGGCCACCGTCAACAACGATTTCGATCGATTGTGGCTGGCAATCCAGCAATCCTACCTGTATCTCGGTTTGTGCCTGCAGCGCCCGCTGCTCGGTGGTCCATTCAATGCCCACGGCTATCGTATCGAGAATTTAGCCGATCCTGTAAATCAGCAAGACGCGGCGACCAAAAATTATGTGCTGGTGAAAATTGCTGAATCAGACGCAGCAGGGGCTGAAGAGCTGGCACGTGAGCGCGCCGAGCGGATCGCCGCTGACAACGCAGAGCAGGCGGCACGAACCAAGGCGGATATCGATATTCGCAACGAGATCACCACGAACAACAAGCGAAACCTCCGGTTTGGCTATGACGTTGACGTGATGCCTGATGCCGCTACCAACGCGAATAAGCTGGTAGGTCTGAACGCCCAGGGTAAGCCGGTTCCGGTTTCTGCTGACGCAGGTTCGAATACTGAGTTGTCGCTCGAACTGGCTGATGCTGGGATTCCGGGCGGGGCCGGGATGGTTGGCTGGAATGGTGAGACAGTCGCGGATGCTCTGGCCGGCATCATGGGTAAAACACTGACTCGTATCACGAACAACGGATTTTTTGCGAACTGGCCGCAGGGCAAAATGTTTTCGTGGAAAGGATACGCATACATGGGGTGGCACGCTGGCGGTTTGCATGGCTCTGCCGACACTGATGCGTACATTATTCGAACTCGCGACGGTGTAAACTTCAGCGATATCTTCACTGTGGCCAAGCACACTTCTAACGAAGGTGCCGCATGGTTCTCTGTTGGCGTTACCGCGGAAGATACGCTGATCGGGATTGTACGATTCCGTCAGGGCGCCAGCGATGATTCGCCGATCAGACACGTGTTTTACCGCTCGTCCAATGGTTCAAGCTGGACGGCGGGTAATGCGTTTACTATGACCACAGCATCCGGCGCCACTCCAACTTTGTATCACGGCTTCTGCCTGCTTCCGAATGGTAATTTCATCACCGGCTATCACGCGGCCGATGGTGAACTCGGTTATGTCGAGATAAACCCAAATACTGAGGCGTATACAAAGCACGTCATTTTGACGCCAGCGCAGAATATGTATAACGGTGCTGTGGTGCACGTTGAGCTGAACTTCCTGCGCCGCGGTGATACGAACAAAGTCCTGATCACATCTCGCTCTCAATTCGCCTCGTATCAAAATCCAGGCATGTGGGTGTTGGATGCTAACACTGGTAGCTTATCCGGTATGGTTCCAACTGGCATCCCGTTTAGCGTTAACCCGGTGACTCCTGTTTTTGCGCCTGGCTATCAGCGTGTCCTGTTTGTCGTCGCAAACCGCTATGACTCCCTCGATCTTACTCGCGAGCAGGCCGGGCTTTGGGTTTATGAGGCGTCAATTTCTGACGCATTCAACATGAATTGGGCTGGGTTCCGCGGGCGCTGTGTGGCCCGGCTGTCAGGCGATCTTAATTCAAATGCTGGCGTGGCCGGCGTGCAGCATGCTTGTTTGCATGGCGACATGGTGCTGATCGGCAGTGGTTGTGAAGTGGCCGGCAATGCTGATCGCTCTGATGTGTTCATGTTGAAGCTGGACTATCGTCCGTCATACATCCAAACGCAAACCGCGTTCCAGACCAGCGGCGCAGCGGCGGCGGCTCCAAATGGGACGACAGAATTCCGCCTATTCGACGGTGCTGGCAGGAATGCGCGCATTCGTATGAATGGGCTAAATCTGGTCAATGATTCCGGCACGATTTTCCAGTTTGGTTTTACAAACCTCAACAATGGCAGCCGTGGGATTGGTTTTTACACTGGCGAGGTAACCACTCCAGCAATCTACATTCGCAGCTCGGGCATTGCAGGTAATCCCGTTGCCATGGATTTCAACCGCGATATTAATTTCGCCGGCGGCACATTCCACTATGCCCCTGGCGCGCGCATCCGATTCAACTCGAACACATCCGCTCTTGGCCCGTCGACCATTTTCTACAACACGACAAATAACCGTTTAGAGATCAACTCAACGAGCAGCGATACCGCGGCGATCATGTATTCGCGTAGCACCGATATTCTGACGTTATCACGTTCAGATGTTGGCTCAGCGGTTAACCCTGCGGGGCTTTATTTGTTGGCGTCGAACGATGCGGGAGCGTCATCAGTAACCGGCGGCGGCTCGCTGGGTATCGCCTTTAATGTGTCAGGTTACACTGTGGGCGCGGCGCTGCGTGTTGCGCAGAATGGCAACATTCTTGCGAACACCCCGGTTCAAAAAGCGCGTTTCGCGGTGAACGCTCTGCCGACTACCGGCCTAATTTCTGGCGCTGAAGCATACGCCACAAACGGCCGTCGTGCCGGAGAAGGGGCTGGGGCTGGTTCCGGCTGCCCTGTTTGGTTTGATGGCACTTACTGGCGCACGTATTACGACAACTCGATCGTAGCGGCTTAATCAACGCCGCCGACAGCGGCGGAGGTGGAGCATGAAAATGGGCACAGGAAACAATAGCTGGTGGTCGTATGTGTGGGGGGGCATCACTGCCCTGTTAAGTGCGATGACCCTACAGGATTTTGCATTCGCTGGCGGTGTTGTTGTCACCGCCACTTTCACCTATCTCACCTACCGTTCAAATGACCGGAGAAATAAAGCAGCGATCGCCGCTGAACAGGAGAGGACGCGGCTATATGCAGAATGGATCGATTCCCAAAAAGGTAAGCCTGCAGACATTCAAGCTGCGGCAGTAGACGTAATTGGGCATAAGGTTGAAAAGGCGGAGGTTGAAGCGTGAGCAACATGAAAAAAGGAGCAGCTGGAGCCGCTTGCTCGGTGATGGTAATCATCGGCCTGGTGCTGTCGAGCGGCGATGTAAAAACCAGCCGCGCCGGGTTGGAGTTGATCGGCAACGCCGAGGGCTGCCGCCGTGATCCGTACAAATGCCCCGCTGATGTCTGGACTGACGGCATCGGCAACACTCACGGCGTAAAGCCTGGAGTGCGTAAAACCGATCAGCAGATCGCCGCCGACTGGCAAAAGAACATCCTGGCGGCTGAGCGGTGTGTTACAAGCTATGCCGCCGGCGACAAGCTGCAGCAGGGTGCCTTCGATGCGGCGGTGAGCATCACGTTTAATGCCGGTTGCACAACGATGCAGAAATCGACGATGTTCCGGCTGTTCCGCCAGGGTGAAACTGTGGCCGCCTGCGAGCAGTTCCCGCGCTGGGTATATGCCGGCGGCGTAAAGCTCAACGGCCTAGTGATCCGCCGTGACAAGGAGCGCTCATTATGCCTGGAAAAATAACGTCTGCGGTGGTGATCTTGCTGGCGCTGGCGGCCATTGTCGGCGCTGGTGCCTGGCTGGCAGGTCGACACTACCAGCCAACGATTGACCGGCTCAATGAGTCACTAACGCAATGCCGTGATACCGGCAGGCAACAGGAATCTACGATCGCCAGCCAGAACGCTGGCATTGAGGCGCTGCAGCGTAAACGGGATGAGCTGGAAGCCAAGGCAAAGGCGGTGCAAGCAAAAGCCCGTAGGGAGGCGCAGGGCGACTATGAGAGGGCAAACGAGGTTATGGCAGAACGAACCACAGGCGATTTGTGCGGCGCGGCCTCGGCAGCGTTTGACGCAGAGCTGCGTCGGGAACGTGCTCAATGAAAAAGCTGATCGTGGTTTCTGTTCTGGCACTGGCCAGCTGCTCAATCGCTCCGCCGGCGCCGTCATATGTCGAAGTTAAAGTTCCGATCGCTGTACCATGCAAAACTGCCGATGTGGCGCGCCCAGCGTTCGCTGTTGACCAGTTGGCGATTGGCGCCCCCATCGATATGCAGATGCGGGCATTGCGTGCTGAACGCCATCAGCGCATCGGCTATGAGCGTGAGCTGCTGGCGGCGAACGAAGCCTGCAAATAATTTTCTTTCCTGCGTCATCATAGCCATAGCGCCAGTATACGACTCGGCGCTTTTCTATCTCTCCCATGAATGATTATACTGTATGTGTATACAGTATTTTGTTGTGAGGTAAACACCATGGGAATGATGCCAAAATTTGCCAGCCCGGCAGCAGACTACGTTGAGCGCCGCTTGAGCCTTGACGAGATCTGCATCTCAAAACCGAGCGCTACATATCTGCTGCGCGCCGCCGGTCAGGCGCTGGCGGTCGGTATTCATGCCGACGCTTTGCTCGTTGTCGATTCGTCGGCGACGCCGGTACACGGTAGCATTATCGTGGCCGCCGAGGAGGGCGTGCATGTGTTGCGCCGCTTGCGCCTCTATCCGTATCGCGCGCTCGAGTTTCTCGATGGATCTGGCCGTGAAACTGAACTCGGCAACGAGGATTCGGAAGAAGGAATTCAGGTGTTTGGGGTGGTGATGTATTGCGTGAACGATATGCGGTCTTGCGAGTGGGATGATCTGCCTGTCATATGAAAAACACAGGTCATTATTTCTCATAACCTTTTGATTAATGGTTAGCGAAATGTCGTGTTTTGTCTTGTTTTGCAGCGTTTTTTTTGAGCTAAAAATATGATAAGCAACTGATTTATAATTATTTTGTTGGATTTTATGAGGCTATATCAAGCATAGTTCAAGTCATAATTAACCATTGCAAATCAGTGAAATAAAAATGCCGGTACGCAAGGGAGCGAGCGGCGGTCAATTTGACGCCCGTCCCGGCAGAAAGCGCCTCAGCACCTGGCTCCCTCTCCGAGTATAGCCCTGCGGCAAGGGCGCGCAACACACTGCCTGCTGCGCGACAGGGATTGAAAAATGTTATGTTATATTGTAACTTTTAATTTTTCTCAATAACGGACAAGGAGCGCATT